ACGGTACCAGCGCCACCTCCACCTGAGAAGAAATCCGCTGGTGCGGCGTTGGGTACCTCCAGCTCACTCGGTAATTTTCTACTTCTTGGCGCAGGTGGCAGTGCGGCAACCCCGGGTAGTGCATTGGCACTTTATACTGAGTCAACGGCAGTTAGCATACCCGTTAACATGGTGTCTGACTCGTTCACATCGATCACGCCGGTCATACGTGTCAATGGTGAGATTCTGACAGACCACCCCATCCTTGATCTTCTCAACAGACCGTCACCTTTTTTCACGAAAGAATTGTTCTTCACGATGTTGGCAACGGAATACCTGGTGACAGGTGAGACGTACATTGCCGGGCTGGGCTCGGTTAGTCGACCTCCATTGGAGTTGCAACCGGTATCAGCTAGAAACATGTCAGAGATCGAGGGGGATAATGGTCTTGCACAAAGCTTTCTAGTGGCAGGCAACACGCTCAACGGATCTTATCCGCTGCAGCTGACTAACAACAATGCGCGGTATCTGCAAGGCGGTTTCAGAGAACTCAAGCAGATCCGTAGCTACAGCACACGTAACAATTCATTGCTACGTGGTCAGTCACCTCTCCTGGCAGCCAGTGCTGAAGTGCGGCAGAACATTCTCGGTAACACGCACAACGTCTCCCTGCTTGAGAAAGGCGGCAGAGTATCTCTGGTGTTTCATTTCGAAGAAGACATGACACAAGATGACTTTGAAGAAGTCAAAGCGAAAGTACGTGAACAATACGGTGGCGCCGCAAACGCCGGGACGGTCGGAGTCACCAGCGGCGGCAAGTTAAGCATAAATGAAGTCGGCACCAATAACAAAGACATGGACTTTGCGATGCTCCAGGACATGGCCAAACGTGCCGTTGCCCTGCAGTACAAAGTGCCCCTGCCACTTGTTACAGTTACAGCATCGACGTTCAACAACTATGCTGAAGCACGACTGGCCTTGTACGACAATGCGGTGCTACCACTTGCTGATATCATATTCGGCGGGTTGACTGAATTGTTGGTACCTCGCTACGGTGAAGACCCTGCCAAGTTCAAGATCACTTATGATATGGACAGGATCACGGCGCTGATGTCACGGCGTAATGAAGAGTTGAAACTGCGTAAAGAGCTCAACATTGAAACCGATAACGAGCTGCGTGGTATGATCGGACGCGAACCGTACGAAGGTGGCGATGTCGTATTGAAACCGGCGAACATGGTACCCGCTGGCATGGATCTGTTTACACAAGACAAACCTAAACCGACAGTAGCGCGAGACGAAGAAGAACGACCTATAGAGGGTGACGAATAGTGGCTATCAGTGTCAAAAGCATTTCTCTCGTACCTGCCATAAAGGTCAATACTGGTATTCTTCTGAAACCAGCTGTAAATGTTGCAACAGGCATTAAGGTGGGTAAATGAGCCTTTTGGGATTTATTGAAAACGATAATCTGCTCACTGTCGATGGGGTTCAAGACACGACAGATGATTCCTTTATAAACACCGCTACTGTTACAGCATCGCTGAAAGACGCAGCAGGTGTTGATGTCCCCGGGCAGACGTTCCCACTTGCTCTCACCTATGTAGCAGCATCAGACGGAAAGTACCAGGGCCTTCTTGAGGATACTCTAACTTTAGCAGTGCAGACACCCTACACTTTGACCATTGACATCGATGCAGGTGCTGGGCTAATAGGGAAATTTGAAATTCCTTTTGACGCGATCACCAGGGGCGCTTGCTAGTGGCCTCTGTGACTGAGCAGGCAACAGAAGATTTTAATGACAAAGTAACCTTGGAAGGCGAGCTCCAGGAAGAGATTGACGAATTCAACAAAGAACTCTTGTTAGCATTTTTGCTTTTGCTAGGTACATCAGGCAATGTTATTAACACAGATACGTTTGATGATCGGCTGCAAGAGATCCTGCTCACACATTACGGCAAGGTATCTGAAGAGTTCTCCCATCGCATAAGTCCGACACTGCCAGACGAGTTGCAGACAACGGGAGAGGAAGAGACAAATATTGCGATAGCGTTAGCCATGTTTGCGTTGGTCAGAGCAGGTACCCAAAGCCAGTTTATCTTGAATACAATAGATAAAGAGTTACAAAGCGCAGTCGCTAACGCAGAACAGATTGCCCTGGCTGAGCAGGCACAGGGCAGAGACATGTCACGGCAAGAGATTGCCACTACTGCGGCGGCCACCGCATCTCGTGCTTTGCGGAATCACACACCAACCATCGCCTGCACAGAAACGCAGATTACTGCAGAGGTTGCCAAAGCAACTGAAGCGGCAGTGCTGGCAGGACAACAGCCACCAACAGTGGCTGGGTCCAGTGCCACAACGAACGTCACCAAAGAGTGGGTGACAGTACGGGATAACAAAGTGCGGCGAAACGGGTTCAACCATGTGGCAGCAGACAGGCAGAAAGTGGATGTGAACAGTGTTTATGTTGTGTCAGGTCAGCAGTTACGTTGGCCCGGAGATATAGCCCTTGGCGCCAGCTTAGGTAATGTAATTAATTGCAGGTGTTCTTCTATAGTGGATAATGAAGATCTCATAGCTAAAAGGAAGGTATAGGAATGGCAATTTCAACTGATGCAGCAATTGAGTTTTTTGGTACACAAACATCTGTTGTTACAACAGCAGCTGCCATTACTGATGGCTCTTTTAGTGCGACTGAAGACACGTTTACAAACTCGGATGATGCACCTCAAGCCAGTGCAGTGTTAGAGGTTACCTTCGGGTCTGCCCCAGATGACAACAGTTTCATTGCACTGTATGCACGGCTCTTAAATATCGAGGGGGTTAATGACCAAAGCGCCCCTGTTGCTGAGTTCCTGCATGTGTTTTTAGGTAATTTCCCGGTTGATGCTGTGACATCTGCACAGTACGTCCCTATTGATATAACGCTACCCAATACCAAGTCATCTCAGGAGTATGAGTTTTATATACAGAACAAAGGTGGGCAGACGATCAGTTCAGGGTGGGATCTGTTTATCACGCCTAAAACTTTGGGGCCACATGCGTAATGGGATTATCACAGCTACCTAAACGGTATCATCCTGATTTTAGGAGACTGAATCAGGTACCTGTTGGCCCTGTTGAAATTGACTATTTGAACAGGTTGTCACAAGGCATAGTTTGCTATGCGCTTCCAGCGGGTAATACGCACGTAGAACTGGTCCGTAGGCAGCTTGGCACACAAACGGGTGTAAGCAGGGAGGAGGTAAACCGCCACGGTAAAACGGTTTTGTATTACGCCATGCATGATGGCGAAACCATACCGGAATTCGTGTTTGGTTCAGGGGATAGTTGGTCCATATCTTTTCTCGCCTTTAAAGAAACGCCAGGTGACAGATCAGGGAACATCCTGGGTGACGCCAGTAACAACAATAGCTACCTGTACTTGAAAAATGATGAGGTCAAGATCGAGTACTCCGATGCTGGTGGTGGTCCAGGCAGTAAGGCTTCTTTTACTCTGGACATAGCGCAGGATGTGTTGGCTTGGCGCACCATGACTTATGACGGCACGACAACACGGCTTTACGAAGAGGGGGTAGAGAACACAAGCGGGAGTAACGTCACTGACCCAGACGGAGCACTTACTATAAACGCTTTGGCGCAAGGGCACACAGACGAGGACCGGGCGTTACAGGGCGAGTTAAGTACTGTCATCATACACAACCGCGTGTTGGGACTGGAAGAAGTCCAGTTACTCCACACTGATCCTTACCAGACATTAAAACCAGCGACACCCCTTTCTTATTTCCCACCATCAGAACCAATTGGCACACTGACAGGAACAGTCATTGGTTCTGATGAATCAGACATTGTTACAGGTGGCAAGACTGTCGTCTTAACAGTAGATAATGACACATGGGTAGCTGCTGGCGCCCCTTTTGACGCAGTTCGACAGGACATAATTGATGGTCTTGACTCTGCGAGTTCAGAAACATTTGGTTGGAATGCGGAAGTAAGAGACAAAGAGGTCGTCACTGCTGTTACCAGGACGAGTGACACGGTTGTCACAGTTACACTGTCGGCTTCAGCAAGTTATGGCATCAATGCCAATGAGACGATCACTGCAACGCTACCTGTTAGTGCGTTAGTCAAAGCCATCGTACCTGTTATTACTACACCAACATTTATTGTGGCCAACTTGGCGTCTACCTCAGCACTCACTGGAACAGCCATTGGTTCTGATGAAAGTGATATTGTTACTGGCGGTAACACTGTCATTCTCACGCTGACTAACGACAGGTGGGCAGATGCAGGTGCCCCTTTTGATGCAGTACGACAAGATATAATTGACGGTCTTGATTCTGCGAGTTCGGAGACGTTTGGTTGGAATAATGAAGTAAGAGACAAGGAAGTCGTTACTTCTGTTGTTCGCACTAGTGATACCGTTGTCACAGTCACACTATCAGCCTCGGCTGATTATGGCATCAATGCCAATGAGACGATCACTGCGACAGTACCTGTCAGTGCTTTAGCTATTAGTACAGCACCTGTCATAGCAGCACCAACATTTGTGGTAGCGAACCTGGTATCTGCCTCAGTACTCACTGGGACAGTCATCGGCTCTGATGAAAGTGACATAGTAGCAGGTGGTAGCACTGTCATTCTCACGCTGACTAACGACAGGTGGGCAGATGCAGGTGCGACTTTTGACGCAGTGCGACAGGACATAATTGATGGTCTTGACTCTGCTGGTGTAGAAACATTTGGTTGGAACAATGAAGTAAGAGACAAAGAGGTCGTCACTGCTGTTGCCAGAACAAGCGACACAGTTGTCACAGTGACACTATCAGCCTCGGCTGATTATGGCATAACTGCTAATGAGACTATCACGGCGACAGTACCTGCCAGCGCGTTAGCAATTGACACCTCCCCTGTTGTCGCAACACCGACTTTTGCCATCACTAATCTAGCTACCACCACTGCTTTAACCGGTACAGTTACAACTGCTGATGAAGCGGATATTGTTACTGGTGGTAACACTGTCATTCTGACACTGACGAATGACAGGTGGGCAGCATCAGGTGGCACTTTTGACGCCATCAGACAGGACATCATTGATGGTCTTGACTCTGCACAATCAGAAACGTTTGGTTGGAACAATGAAGTTCGTGACAAGGAAGTTGTTGGTGCAGTAGTTCGTACCAGTGATACGGTTGTAACAGTCACCCTGTCAGCTTCTGCCAGTTACGGCATTACGGCTAATGAGACTATCACGGCGACAGTACCTGCCAGTGCTCTGGCAATAGACACCAGCCCAGTTGTGGCGGCACCGACTTTTGCCATTACTAATCTTGCTACCACCACAGCATTAACTGGCACAGTCACCACTGCCGATGAGAATGACATCATGGGAGGTGGTGAGACTATCATTCTCACACTCACCAATGACAAGTGGGTAGCATCAGGCGGCACATTTGACGCAGTGCGACAGGACATTATCGATGGTCTTGATTCAGCACAATCGGAAACATTTGGCTGGAATAATGAAGTTCGTGACAAGGAAGTAGTCACGGCTGTTGTTCGCACCAGTGACACGGTTGTAACAGTCACGTTGTCATCTTCAGCTGGCTATGGGATATCAGCCAACGAGACTATCACTGCGACAGTACCTGCCAGTGCTTTGGCTTTCGATACAACACCTGTTATCGCAGCACCAACCTTCTCTATCACGGATGTAGCATCCACAGCATCGCTCACTGGCACCGTTATAGGTTCTGATGAGGGTGACATTGTTACCGGCGGCAGAACGGTAATCCTTACTTTGATGGATGACACTTGGGTAACTGCGGGTGCTACTTTCGACGCAGTGCGACAAGACATCATTGACGGTCTTGACTCAGCGGGTGCGGAATTACTGGGCTGGAATAATGAAGTAAGAGACAAGGAAGTCGTTACTTCTGTAGTTCGCACCAGTGACACGGTTGTAACAGTTACGCTGTCAGCATCAGCCAGCTACGACATAGCGGCCAATGAGACGATCACTGCGACTATTCCAGATAGTGCGCTAACCATTGCAACCTCTCCTCTTGTCGCAGCACCGACATTTGCCATTGCCACCGTTACAGCAACGGCAGCTTTGTCAGGAACAATCCTGCTGGCTGATGAGAATGCCATAGTACTGGGTGCCAGTGAGATCATTCTGACACTGACTAATGACACCTGGGTTGCAGCGGGCGCCACTTTTGACGCAACAAGACAGGCCATTATTGACGGTATGACTTCAGCCACGTCACTGCCATTGGGCTGGAATGATGAAGTTAGAGACAAAGAGGTTGTTACCGCAGTAGTCAGAACCAGTGACACAGTAGTGACGATATCGCTGTCACCTGCTGTTCTCTACGATATTGCTGCGATAGAGATTGTTACTGTTACGATACCAGCGGCTGCGATGGCTTTGACCAGCACAGATGTTGTGTCGGTACCGACATTTGCAATCGCCCCGGTCGGTGGTGGCCTGATTAAAGAGTTGGTGCGAGGGCTGATTACACCTCTCATACGGTCACTTATTAAGTGATTCGGCAATAGCAAGTGTTTTAACGTATACTAAACAAACAAGCTACTTTTAGGCTAGCGGATTCAAATAATGACAGTCGATAAAGAAGTCAAACATTTAAGCGGCCAGTTAGTTGAGGTCAAGCAAGAGGATCGCAACGGCATACCTGTTGGTATCATCAAAGGGCATGCGGCTACGTTTGACATTGACAGGGGAATGGACCGGTTTGTTAAAGGTGCTTTTGTAGAGTCGATACAAGAGCTCCGTCAAAACAATCGCCCGGTCCGTATGCTGTTTCAGCACCGGGGTGACATGCTCATCGGCGGCTTCCCTATCGAGAGTGTCAGAGAAGACGAAAAAGGATTGTCAGTAGTTGGAGAGATCAATTTAGAAGTCCAAGAAGGCCGTGAGGCATTTGCGCTTGCCAAGCAAGGCATACTTACTGACTTCTCAATCGGTTTTTCTGTTGTTGAAGACGCCATGGAAGATGGCATTCGTGTTATTAAGAAAGCCACTATCTGGGAGTTTTCACTTGTGTCTGAGCCAATGAATCCTAAAGCTGTGATAACCGAAGTCAAAACATTGACAGTTGATGAGGTTAAAGCACTTCCTGTTAAAGATCTTGAAAAGGTACTGAGAGAATCAGGCAATCTTTCCAAGCAGGCAGCGAAGTACCTGGTCAGCAAGATGAAAGAAGTGGAGCCGCCTGAAGAACCTGAACAGAAGACTGCGGATCAAGATGACATTGATCAGCAAGCCCGGGACCAGGAAGCCAAGGATCAAGAAGCCAAGGACAAAGCGGCTGAGATTAACGAATACTGGGAGCGACAAAGAATTTTGGCAGACTTGTCTGCCATGAAAGACGGTTTGTGATGGCGTGATGCTATTACGACAAATGGCGCGATGCCATAGTTACAATGACATTAACTTAAATAGCATCACCGGAGAATACACATGAGTGATCTAGGTGCGATACATGAAGCTGTAAAAGAGCTTCGTAGTGAGTTTGAAAAGAAAAGCCCCGATCTGGAAAAGATTGAAAAGATTGAGGTTGCCATAGAAGCTCAAGAGACGAAGAACCAGGAAGTGGTTGTTCAGCTTAAAGAGAAAGAAAAAGCCGAGCTGGAAATGAAAGAGCGTGTAGACGCACTTGAAGCAGAGCTTTCGCGTGATAACAAAACGTATGATGAGAAGAATTATAAAGATTCTCCAGAGTACAAAGCCCTAAATGGTTTTGTCACTAAAGGGCTGGATTATCTTGAGATGGAACAGAAGCAACTGCTTCGCACCGATGTTGATACAAGTGGTGGTTTTCTTGTGCCGACTGAAATGGACAATGCGATCACTAAGAAAATTACTGAGATCAGTAATGTTCGTTCCGTTGCCCGGGTGCGTACCATCAGTTCCAAATCTTTAGATGTGCCTGTACGTGACACTATCTTGTCTGCTACCTATGAAGGCGAGGCTGAAGAAGATCAACTCAGTACGTCTACATACAGCTCTGAAACACTGACAGCGTTCCGTTGCTCTGTGACAGTACCGATTACCATGGACATGTTGATGGATTCAGCATTCGACATGGAATCTGAGATCATGAACGATGCAGCCGAGTCATTTGCTCAGAAAGAAGGTAACAAGTTCGTAGTGGGAACAGGCTTTAAAGAGCCCGCTGGTTTTACTACAGACACTCGTGTTGTCGCAGGTGCGTTTGAAACTGAGTCGGCCAACGTTGTTACCGCTGACGACATAATCAGATTAACGGGTCAGTTAAAAACAGGTTACAACCCTGTTTATACGCTGAGCCGCACAACATTGGCAGAGATTCGCACCTTTAAAAGTGATGATGGTGCGTTTTTATGGATGCCCGGCTTGAATGGCCCTGTCATGAACACCATAAATGGTTTTCCATATGTGATCATGCAAGATATGTCGAGTGATCTGACGACTTCTGGATCGCTACCGATTGCTTTCGGTGACTTCATGCGCGGGTACACTATTGTGGACCGCACAGGCATGAACATCGTGCGTGATGAGTTCACTCAGAAGCGCAAGGCTATCATAGAGTTCACACTCAACCGCTGGAACTATGGTCAAGTTACTTTACCTGAAGCGATTAAGCTTCTTAAAGTCAAGGCTTAATCCATCCTCCATGATATTTGAGGAGTCGGGCGCTTCCCGTCTGACTCCTCCTTTTTAAAAGGTAACAGACAATGGAATATGATCTACATAACAGCGTGTTGCAAAAGGTGGCTCTGACTGTAGCGGATGGTGCTATCTCATCTGACACAGACACTGATGGTGAAGTTATTGACACTCTTGGTTTTGAATCAATCGAGTTTATTGTTCAGTCAGGGACCATAACAGACGGAACCTATGTGCTGACAGTACTTGAAGATGATAACGTTGGATTCGCATCTGGAACAGAAGTGTCCTCTGAACTCATATTAGGGGCTGGCACAGACGCAACGTTCCTTGCTGCAGATGACGACTCAGCCAAGCGCATCGGTACAATCAGTAAAGAGCGTTGGGTTAAGTTGCGTGTAACGTCCACTGGTACAACTACAGGCGGGGCTTTATCAGCCGTGGCTGTGTTGAGTAATCCGCACACGAGCCCGACAGCTGCGGCATAACGAATAGTGCCCCGGCGGGTGTTAGTGTTTACGGTCGCTGTCACTTTCATCTGTTGGGGCACACTTAAAACAGGACCAAGAATCTATGCCACTTGTTAAATTCAACTGTGACGGAAAGTGGGCAAGGTTGCCGGGGCAGGGCAATCTGACGGTGAAAGCAGGTGTGCCCATAGAGGTATGCAGCTATATTGCAGGTAATGCGATTAAAGCAGGCAAGGCTGAACTGGTTGTGCCGGGGAAAGCAAAGCCCAAAGCCAAGAAGAAACCACTGCCCTCCCCTGTAGTTGAAGCAGACGAAGAGAAGGCAGGGCCAGTAGCAAAGGCAGAGAAAGCGGCACCCAAACGTACTCGGAAGCGCAAAAAGTGAATGCGTTTGAAGGGCTGCTGATAGCGTATGCCCTACTTGGTGTGTGCTGTGCAATCATAGAAGTTAGCGAAGGTTACAGTGGTGAGTCCATATGGTTTATGATGGGCGGGTTCATCACGACATTACTACTCTGGCCCTTGTGGATAATTATCGTATTCAGAGAGATACTTAATGAGTCACCTGACGATAGCACCGATACGTAACGTTCAGTATTATGAACAGCTAACAGCTGGACCGTCACCTGTCTCGCTGGCTGATCTCAAGTGCTATCTCAAGATTACCAACACGACCGATGATGCTTTGTTGCAGTCACTGTTAGACGCATCAACTGAGTACGGGGAGCGGTATACTGCGCGTGATTTCAGAGTGAAGACATGGCGCTTGTTACAAGACTGTTTTGAAGAAGAGATCGTTCTATCTCGCTCACTAGTTGACACAGTTGACTCCATTGAATACATCAAAGATGCAGCGTTCACAGCAGCCACTTTAGCTGACACCTATCTCAAAACACAAAGGCAAGAGTCGATACTTCTGTTGCTGTCAGGCAAGTGCTATCCAACCGACGGGGATGACAGGCAGCAGTCAGTGAAGATCGAGTTCACAACACGCGCTTTCCCATGTGCGGATTCAATTAAGACAGCAATAAAACGTCATGCGTCGTTTGTGTATGAAAACAGAGGCGATTGTATGGATAGCGGTTCAAGTGGTGATTGTGGGTGCGGGTCTGATACTGCGGCTCAGTCAGGCGCATTAGCTATCTACGACCAATTTAGAATTTCGAGGGTTTAAATATGACTATCTTGATTGAAGGTGGTGGCGGCGGTGTTGGCACTGAGCAAGATTCAGACGCTGTTCGACTAAACGGCGGCTCGGCTATCGTATTTGTACGTGGGGATGTTTTTGATGGGGCCACTGTTTTAGTAGAGGCAGCTTCAGTGAATGATGTAGACGCACGTTTTGAAGTACTGGAAAACGGCACCTTCGCAGGCAATGGTACTGTAAAAATTGACTACACGGCACCAGCATTGCTCATACGCTCCAGATTGATTAATACCGGCGCTCTAACTTCGAACATCTATGTAGAGCTGACACAGTAATGCCTAAGTGTGTAAGCATCCGTAAAAAGAAGCAGAAGGTTTGCCTGGGTGATATGAAAGACTTGATACTTCTGCAGAACAGAAGTATCAAAGGTATCACCGATTCTGATGTTGATTTTACGGAAAACTTCACTGAAGCAGCTACTGTGTGGTCCATGATTGAGACGGTGCAAGGTGTGACGACATTCGATGCCTCCAACACAGAGATCGTCATCACACATAAGATCTACGTGCGCTTTGACCCGACCATAACGTCAGAGACATGGATTGAGTTGGATAGTCGTAAGTTTGATATCATAACCGTTACTAATCTTGATGAGCGCAAGGAGTTTCAATTGTTGACGTGTAGAGAACGTGGCGCTAAT